ACTCCTACGAAGTTGAACTACATGAAAAAGGGTTTGACTGTACCTGCCCTGGCTTTACATATCGAGGCGAATGCAAACATGTTCGAGGTGTTGCTGATCGAGTGTTTGCCGAACGAGTGCCCGAATATAAATTTCCTTAATCGATTATATCATGCTTAAATAAAAGCATGCCAAGAAGATATACACTTAACCCTTGCGGGTCTGGAGATTTAGGTGCTGTTATCACAGATTTAGATCTCGCTACAATTTTAGAATACGATTTAGAATATTTGAAACATGACTGGCTCAAATACAAAGTCATTGTCATTAAAAATCAACACGATTTAACAGCCGAACAATTTGCTCGTTTAGGAGAGCAATGGGGAGGCGAACTTGAGTTTCACGAACAACAATTAGAACGTGGAAATAATCGTGTTGGGCATGAAGAAGGTTTAGGAATCAAATCTACAGGGCATCCTGCTATACATTCGATTCATCACAATCGAGAAAGTCCAGCAGTAGAAAACTACTGGCACATGGACACTAGCTATTTAGAATATCCTCCATTTGTTACTGCAATCCATATGTTAGAAAAGCCAGCGCATGGTGGAGATACACTGTTTGCAGATACCAATGCAATGTATGAGAATATGAATTCCATACTTAAAGAAAAAGCACAAGGTAAAACAGCAAGGCATGGTGCTAGATTAGATAAAGATACTCCTCCAGAAAAGCTAGTTGCACATCCATTAATAATGGTACATCCTGAAACCGGATTATACCATTTAAATGCAAATCCATATTTTACACTACATGTAGATGGAATGGAAGAACGACAAGGGTTTATGTTATTACGTCATATGTTTGATAATAACTTTCCTGAGTTTCAATATCGACATGTGTGGGAACAAGGTGATGTTTTAATTTGGGACAATCGCAGTGTTTGGCACTATGCTGTAAGTGACTACTGGCCCAAGGAACGTAAGTTACAAAGGTGGATCAGTTTCGACACTAGCAGAGCACAAGCATTTGATATGGCTCCTATTATGCTAGATGATAGTCGTGATGACATTAAACGTCGTAATTCCAAATACCGCGGACAAGTACAACGTCTTAAACACAGAACAGGATTTAACGGAATCGACTAGAGGTTATATGAAAAAGTTTCAAAAAGAATGGGATCGGATTTATAAAACAAGAACGAGACTCATGGACGCATACCGTGAGTTTGCTCAAGATCATCACCGTAATTATTTTGAACAACGAGTGCGTGATATGAAAATACATATCGACGAGCTTAATAAAAAGTTAAAAAATTAGGATAGTAAATCAATTCTACGTTGATGTCTTCCGCCCTCAAACTCCGTTGACAAAAACATATTAACAATTTCTTCTGCAAGTTCTGGAGCAGTTTGACGTGCGCCTAGTGCTAGTACATTTGCATCATTGTGTTCTCTACACAACCTAGCAGTTGTAACATCATAACAAAGTGCGGCTCTTACACTAGGATATCTATTGGCAGCAATACTGATTCCGATACCAGTACCACAAATAAGTATCCCGTAGTCAAATTCACCTTGCGTTATACTTTGTCCTACTAGGCTACCATAAACAGGATAGTCTACACTGTCTTTGTTATTGCATCCTAGATCAGACACTGTATAGTCTCGTTTCTTTAAATATTCTATTAAGTGTGCTTTTAGATCAAAACCACCATGATCACTTGCGATACATATTTTCATTGTTTATCCTTGCATAAAAACTTGTAAGGTCATAACGTGACCGGTAAACTCTTGCTTGGTCATTGTGCGATAGGGCGTGTGATTGTAGAACTCATTGCTCATTTTGATCTCACGCCCATTCTTACGACAATAGTGCCACAGTTTACGAACATCGGGCTCAACATCCTCATCAGTCCAATATTCATATTCGTTAACTGTAAAGTGTTTATTCATCTTTTATGTACCTATCATAAATGTCAATGCTTGCCAAATTTTTCATTTTGCTCTCGCACATAATATCTGCATAAGGCAAAAAGCTCAGTGCATATTGGTTAACTGCATCATTGGGGTAGAAGTCACTGTGCGCTCGAAGTTTTGCTTTCTTGTGTCCAGATTCTAGTAAGGCAGTCATGTTAGGCATTGTATCATGTACAAAGTCTTGCGGCAAACATTCATCTCTACTGTATGAATAGTGTATAACAGGACGCACACCACGCCAGCTGTCTATCACGCGAGCAAATCTATCGTCGGTGGGACGTATATATTCACCTTCACGGCACCAGTGGTGGTGTATGTCGAGAACCAATGCCACGTCTCTGGCAAGCTCAAGCGATGCGTCGAGCCCCCATTTGTTTTCATCGTTTTCAATAGTAATGCAGTTTCTCGCCTCTGGTGATAGTTTAGGGAGAACACGTTTGATACCGGCTGGACCTTGCCTGCCTGAAATGTGTACATTGATTTTGAAGTCCTGAAACGAAGTTCCATACCCCATCCATCTGGCCATGTTAACATGATACTCAAACTCCTCTATGCTTCTATTTACTATATCTGGGCTATCAGAAGCAAGTACAGTAAACTGACCAGGATGCATAGAAAGCCTGACATCAAGTGATCTCGCTAGGTCGCCAACCTTTGCGAAGTGTTCTTCACAGTATCGGACTACATCACTACGTTGCCAAAAATAGCACCAATCAGACTGAGTGTATAAAGGAAGGCAATCACTACTGAGTCTGACCATTCGTAGTTCATTAGGCAATCTCCCTACATACGAAACAAGGTTTTCAAACGCTTGTATGTTGTGTGTCATTAAATCCCATAGTCGTTCTTCAGCCACTTCACGTGATTGACGATTGAGCCATTGTACAGTTGTACATCGACTGTTAAGCGGACGCTGTATTTCTTCTAGTAGTTTTTTCTTTTGTGTTTGATCCGGGTGCAGATACTTACAAGCAAAACCGATACGCATACGAAACACCTATAGTTATAAAATATACTATACTATAGCACCTGTGTGCTGGTGTGTCAATCAATTATTCCGAAGTTTGCCCAGTTTGATGAACCTAAACATACCCAACCCATTGGGCCACCTAAGTTAGGATTGGCATTGAATACAACGTCACCTTTGTTGCCTGAATAATTTGGTGGAGTAGGTGAGCTTGCAAATGTTTGTGTACCTAAACGCAACTTCTGTAGTTCTGTGCTACCGTCTGGACTTAGTCTCACGTTGGGTTGACGATTGGAACCAAGCACTAAATCCTGCTTGTGTGTGGTGGCAATACGTGCAGTCTCATTGATGCTTTTGCCTATTTCAATTTCAACTTCTTGGTCCCAAATACTCAGTGCGGCACCTGGCTCCATGGTGTTGATACCTACTCTATTTTTACTAGAGTAAAGTGTTTCACTACTAAAGAACTCTCCCTGTACTTGTAGTTCTTTAAGCATACCCACAGTACGTAGATTACTGTCACTGATATGGTTTGCTAGTTTGCCGTCTTCAAATGCGGGCTTGCCTTTTACTTGTAGGTTTGCAACATCCACACCTTCTACACGTATACGATCCATAACTTTATCACTATATCTAGTGAACATGTTTTCGTCTATACCGTTGTTAACTGTGACACGAACTGACTCTACTAGGTCTGAATAAAACTTTGATCCAGGGTCTACTTGTCCTGAGATAGAGATCATACCTTCCAGTTCTACATCACCCACAACTCTAAGACCTTGTGCTACCAAACGATTTTCAAATACTGTGGAGTCATCCATAATAGTAACACGACAATCTGTCGCGGCATCTTGTATACCTGTACTATTAAAACCTTTTATAATACCTGCTTCAACAAAGTCACCTGAGATACGTTGTCCATTATCAAAGTTTAAACTGTGAGCAGGGATACTGGATTCAGGAAAATCAAATTGTTCGACACGTTTAAAAAAGTTATCTGAAAATGCTTTGGTTGCTAGTGAGTCAAAGTCTTTGGATTTGACTCGGATAGCTTCAGCAATATCGTGTTGTGCTTGTTTTAATATTTCAGCACTAGCATCACGGCGTACCAGATCAACAATAGGGTTAACTGTTTTGGTCAACCAATCCTGATGATTCTCTAGCCATGTGTTGATATGTGTGCCAATAGCATCATTGACAATATCAGTAATGTCCAGGCTGTTCACATACTCTTTAACTGTATGCTGAAGCTCGCGCTTAACATTGCCTTTAACTTCTTCTAATATTGTTTGTGTTAGCGAATCGCTTAGTGTTTTAACAGTGTCTTCAATACTCATCTTTGAATCTTATGCTAACTACATGCTCGTAGTTCTTCTTGATTAAACCTTTAAACATTAGGTTTTTGTGTACTAAGAAACTGCTTGCGCCGCCGTCAATGCTAAACTTTGCTAGCTGTTTAAAGTACATAGTACGCCTTTCAAAAGGACCATACTGTTTAATATTACAACCATTCATATACACATAGGTCTGCCAACGTGTGCGATCTCGATAATCCCAATCATGAAACTCTGTGAACACACAAAATTCACTACCGTTGCGTAGTACTGCTGGTTGACTAAACTCCTTGTCCTTGAAGTCCAAGTTCTTATAGTCCTTTAATGTACTTATAACCAGCTCATTGGCCATGCCGCAAATTTTTTTAATGGCTATTTTTTGTGCATCATCACTGTCGGCATATGTAAAAAATTCATCAACTGCAATAACGACATCCCATTTATGATTTGCATACCCATCTTTAAAATCAATATACTTGATTTGATTGTTCTTTTTTTGTAGCCATTCTAGTGTCTCTGCGTCTACACAAGTAACTGTGATATCATTAAATGAACAAGCAAGAATAGCTGGATTAAAACCCACAAAAAGCACACTTAGATCATGGTCAAGTCTATAGTAATTAATAACTTCGCTGATAATTTCGTTTTTCTTTTCAGCAAAATCTTTTATTTTCGGATTGTCTTTAACACTTTGCAAAAGACAATTACCATAATCTTCGAATGTCGCCATTTATCTTCTCTTATAATTTTTAGGCTACTGCCTATCCTATCATTTATTTAACAAATACATGTTATTTAATACACTGGGTATATTATTCATCACGCACCATATCTAGTGTTACGCAATGAAATCCTCCTCCTAGTGTACGACTATGACGCAATTCTAAAGGAATTACAGTGAATTTTAAACTTTCTAAATCTCTAATTAAACGTGTTTGCCAACGATCAACAATAACAGTCGACTCATCAACTGCTAGTATGTTAAGTGCAATCCATTTTGATGCATAAGGGTACTGATAAAAGTCCTGTGGTACAACATCATTTACATATATTTTTAGCCAGCCGTCAAATGCTCGAGGACAATTTTGATGATTAATACGATGACCATTTAATATTACTACACCTTCACGTAGTACTGTCACTGTTGAGTCAATGTGTACACCGCCATAAAAGTTGCAGGGTTCAATATTAATGTGTGGAAAATGTAGACGTAACCAACGCAGTGCATTCTCGTTGCCTGAATCACTCACAAGATACAGCCAAGTGTCATTCATTCTTAGTATGTTTGCGGCATCTAATATAAGGTCTTGTTTGCGTGGCATTGTAAGCACTTGTTCAGCACGATCAATCACAAAGTCCAACGCTTCTATTTCCATGTCACGGCATGGATACATCATTGCAGTATCAACAACAGTTGAACCATATACCAATAGTCTATCACGTGGGCAATAGTTGTACATGCCTCCACGACTGACATAGTCTATGTTGTGTGGTCTGTGTACTTTTACACCTAAGCTAACCAATGTGCTGGCTAGCAGTTGCAGATCTTCGTTGGCTTCTTCCACAATCCATTGCGGTACTGCACCTGTCGGAACAGGCGTTTCTTTCCATGAAGTTTTTAAATGTTCTTGGCTGAATACAGGATCATTAGAAGGCCAGTTTGCATGAGTTGCTGTTCCTACTACTATTTCTCGCAATCTACCCCATTCGTTTACACTATTCAACATGCCCGGTCACCTGTAGTGTATAGCGAGGTGCGGTTCCAAGGTTTGCGGCACAGTGCGGCAAGTCATAGTTCCATACCACAAAGTCTCCACGCTGCCAATTAACATGAGCGCAACCATTATACTCGCCGTAATGACCGCTGTTCCAATTTTCTAAGAAAACAACTGCTCTATAAATTGTGTGTTCCTTCCCTTGTAGATTAAAAATTTCTACATAACGTTTGTAGGTGTCTTGGTGGGTGGGCAATATTACACCAGTGCCCATTCTATAATAAGCGGTGCCAATGTCACGCCAACTAAAATTTTGTGCAAAGTAGTCTACTACTTGTGTGTTCCATGTAGGTTGCGGCTTACGCATATCACAGAGATCACCAGTATAGCGTTCGTGATTGAAACCTTCATTACGCCAACGTTGCATATCGGCTGAATTGTTGAATGGTTCGTTTATATAATTTAGATTTTTAAATTCGTCATTAAACTCGAAGTTTAATTGTCCATGTATTACACTACTCATTGTCCTCTTGTATTTCCATAATAAATTACGTTGATGTCATCTCTGTCGGTTTCAAAATTACGCCAAGGATCGACAACTACACTGTTACTTAACAACTTAACATATAATTGGTCTTCTTGTCTACTACCTGTGTAACCATAAGTGATGTTATGGTTGTGTGCAAGAAACGCCACACACTGTATTCCATTGACAGAATTAAATTCTGTTTCCACCAATGGATCAGCATAGTAATATTCTATAGACATTTCGTTCAAGTAATGACCAATTAATGTGCTGTAGCTTCCAGTGGTATACTCGACTCCTGGCTTATAGGCTTTTCCACAGATCACCACAGGCATATTGTATTTGTGATATAGATCTGCTAGGAACTTAGCAATATTTTCTGCTTGCACTTCTCGAGCTCGCATAATAGCATCAAACAAATCGTAGCCTAGATCAAGTTCTTGTGCCATGTAGCGTAGTGCAATGTTATCTCTTGGGTGACATGGTCCGCCATCGCCCATGCCTGCTGTCATATACTTGGGAGAAACAATACGCTTATCACTGTGTGCTAGTGCCTCTGTAACAACATCTACATTGATATTTCCGTTCTTCATTGCAACATCTTGAATCATGTTTACTAATCCTAGTTTAGCACTGATAAACGTGTTGTAGAAAATCTTGATCGATTCTGCTTCGTCCCATGTTCCAACCACATAGCGTGGATTGTTTTCCATAATGGGTTTATAGAAGTCGATTAGTTTTGTAGCATCGTCTGTGTAGTTGCCACTTTCTGTGCCGATCATAACCATTTCTGGATTCACCATATCCCAAGCTACACTGCCCATTGCAATTAAGTATGGGTTATAAATAAATCTATAGTTGTGAACTAGCGGAATAAACTCTCGACGTGTTGTGCCTGGAAGTACAGTACTAATTAGCACTACAAGTTGATTGCCTGTAGTGTAGTTGTTAAGTTCTTCTAGTACTTCTTTTACTGTAGTGTAGTCAAAATCCAGATTATTTAAATGACTGGTTGGTGTGGATCCATCATACTTGGGATCGTGTGGGGTTTGTACAGCAACAAAGATAATGTCTCGATTAGCGACAGCCTCCTTCATCGTAGTGCAAATATCTACACTCGCACTTTCTCTTGGGTAAATATCATAGCCAGCAACATCATATTTTGTTGCCATTGCTTCTGCACAAGGTAAACCCAGTTTACCTAAACCAATAAAACTTACTTTAAACATATGTGGATCCTTATTAATGAATTTACACTACCTGTATAAAAAAATATACGATGAATTTTTGAAAAAATACAGGATCGATGCGTTTGCAACAGACGAATTTAGTCCTACGCCTCCGTACTATTTAATACGACCAGTCAATGAGCTACAAAAAAATTACCCGGTGCCTTACGGTTCGGCATTGTTTATGGATCAAGAACCTATATACAGAACATTTTTACCATTCTTGATGGAAGATTATAAAAATCCAATAATTTGTAATATCGAAGATGATGAAATCGACGACGTTGGCTCTCTATGGACTAAAAGACTGTTTATGTATGGTTTAAAACCTTTAATGTTTGTCAGTGAAAAAAGTCAAGAAGTAGGATTGGTTAGACAAAAATTATCAAATGTAAATAGAGATGTTGCAATAGTTTACTATTTCTATCATGGACTGGCAAGTTTAGATAACTATCGAAACTATTGGAAAGAAGATATACAAGTACCAACCAGTCACGACAAACTATTTATATGCTACCAAAATATTGTTAACAGTTATCGATGGCATCGTATACAGTTTCAACTCAGACTACGTGAGAGTAAATTAGATCAACAAGGCTTAATCAGTTATAATCCACCTGCTAAAGAAAAACTTGAAGAAGTTATTCAAACCGCAACTATGCGGCATGGTAATAAACCAATGGAAAAATATGTACTCAATAAGATTGATATGCTAACTGAACCATCTTATATTGACACAGATTCTCCCGACGGAGCAATGAGTACATTTATTGATATTGAAAACTGCCAACGTGCGTTTGTACATGTAGTAAGTGAAACTGCATTTTATAATGGCAAACTACACTTAACTGAAAAAATCTTTAAACCTATTGTTGCTAAACAACCTTTCTTACTATTAGGAGCAAAAGGTAATTTAGAATACTTTAAACGCTACGGATTTAAAACTTTTAGTGACTTTTGGGACGAAAGCTATGACAATATTAACGATAGTGTTAAAAGAATAGACGCTGTATTTGCTGAGTTAATGAAACTGAGCAAACTTTCTTATGAAGAGCAGTGCGCTATGCGCGAGCAGATGCAGGATATATTAGAGTATAACTGGAATCATTTCTTTCATGATTTCAAAAACATTGTTGTCGACGAGTTAACTGACAATATGAAACTTGAGTTTAGAAAAAGTTTTTATTGGAAAAATTTTGTCAAAGATGAGGACATAGACCACTTGAACAAGATTCTAAAATTTTAAGATTTTAATTATAAATACTAGTTAGCAATAACTTAGAAGGGTATATATTATGAAAAAACTAATTCTAGGTGTGCTAGCGTCAATTACTATGCTAGCGTCAAGTATGGTGTTTGCTCAAGAGCAGGATCTATTAGATGCATTTCCTAGTACGCCTGTACCACCTGCTTTACCAGGGCTAGTAGTAGAAAATGAACCATTTGTGATCAACGTCAAAGCAATATGTGGCACAATGGACCACATCAAAGAAATGCTGTCGACTTCACAAGAAAAAGTATTTGCTAAAATGGTAGCGGCTAGAGCCGCAGGACCTATTATGTTTCCTGGTAACCCTGCACCAGCAATATTCACTTTGCATCCACCTACTGGATCTTGGAGCCTAATTGAAAATCTATCTCCAAACGTGTATTGCTTAACTGCTAGTGGTTTTGGTATGACCCCATTTAAAGATCCTGGGCAAAAAATAAACTATAAGAAGTAATTGTTTATGCCTAAAAATGTAATCTTTATACATGGTGCTAATGCGACTCAACGTAGCTTTAATTATATGCTAAGAGCCATCAAGCAAATTAAACGCAAAGATCTACAAGTACATTTTTTCAATTATGATCATCATCACGGTTTTGCTCACAACTTTCCTGTGATGTTAGAAAAATTAGATGCGATTCAAGGCGAGTGTCTAATTGTTGCACATAGTATGGGAGGCATTTATGCAATGCATTTGTATGGTGCTAGACCTGATCGGGTCAAACGTGCAGTAACATTATCAACACCATTTGCTGGTGTTCACAATGCAATGTTTATGCGTTGGATATTCCCGTGGTACAAGTTGATTTCAGACAGTGCGCCTACCAGCAATGCTGTGGCTAAGTTAAACGACATACATGTAACTATTCCATGGACACAGATTGTGAGCATGGATGGAGACCAACCTTGGGTTACAGTTTTTACAAGGAATGATGGAGTAGTATCAAGGTTATCGATGACCAGTAGAAAAGATGTCAACTACATTTACCTTGATACCAACCATTACGAAATACTCAGCGATCAAACCAGCATAGACGTTGTGTTGTCTGAGCTAGAATATCTAGTAGCTTAGGAGCCCTGTCTCTTAGGACTGCCCCAAACTTCACGTGCATTTACTTTAATAAAACGTTTGTTGGTTTCATTTGTATTTGGATTAGGTATAGTAAGAACTACATTTTTAAAATTACGCCAAGCATCACGCTTGTTAATTGCTTCAGTTATTGATCCTACATATTCACGACGTAGTTGTTTGCGTAGTCCGTGTCGATCATTTTGACAATGAATACCTTTAGATACAACTCCACTACTTTTACTTTTTTTACCTTTGGCCATTTTAGTATACCTTTATAAGTAATTTCTGCTCAATGTTTCGAGTTTATCTTCTGCATCTGCAAGTTTGACTAGTTGTTCGTCAACCGCTTCAACCAAGTCTGGATGTTCTCCAATACCTGCAGGATTATCTATATAAACTTGAATGTTTGCTTTAGCCGCGGCTATTTCTGCCTCGTACTTTAGCCTTAATGCTTCTATTAGCATCGTACTCTCCACTTCTACTTACTATTTACTGTGCGGAGGCATCCTGGTTTCAACAAACCAAACATGTTCCCGCTTGCCTGGATGATATTTACGCATACGCAATTTGGTGGCATTTCTTAACTGACTTGCAGTTTTAGGGTGAACAAAATGATAACTGGCATTGCTACGAGTTTCACCTTCAGGCACCATCCAAACTTTATCATTTCTATTTTTCTTAGCCATCTGCTTCTCCCGGTGAACGTGAAATAATCTCATCGTAAAATGTGTCTAACTCACCGCCGAATTTTCCCATGAGATGTTCATAACATTCGTGAACTCTATGCCAATCGCCATCATTGTATGCTGTAACGAATTCGTTATGTACACGAACAGATTCTTCCAAACTAACCATTTCACCTAAGTTAATTTTGTCAGCGGGTACAACACAATATGCGTCGACATGTACGCCATCTTTAACAAATTGTTCTAAAGGTAAGACAGTATAGCGTTCTGCTAGTTTGTCTGCATGTTCTTTGCCAACTACAATATGCATTACTTTGATGTATCCATTGATTCATAGACTGAGTTATACTGACTTCGAGCCAATACAAATGTTGCACATTTACTTAGCTGTTTTAGATTCTTAGCGCCAACATATGTGCAAGTTGAGCGAATACCTCCTAACATGTCTTGCACAGTATTGCCTACTGCACCACGATAAGGAACTAATACTTCTCTACCTTCACTACTACGATATTCTTTAAGCCCGCCAAAATGCTTTTCGTTTGCACTTTTTGAACTCATACCGTAGAACTGTACAAATGATTTGGTTTCCATCTTTTGTCCAAAGCCACCTTGATCTACAGATACTTCATTTGTCCAATAACCTTTGGTAATAACTTCGCCGCCGCCTTCATCGTGTCCGGCAAGCATACCACCTAGCATTACAAAATCGGCTCCGCCGGCGAATGCTTTAGCAACATCACCAGGACAAGTGCATCCACCGTCAGCAATAATATGCCCACCCAGCCCATGAGCGGCATCTGCACATTCAATAACAGCAGACAACTGAGGATAGCCAACCCCAGTTTGGATCCGAGTAGTACATACACTACCAGGACCGATCCCCACTTTGATAATATCTGCTCCATTTAAAATTAACTCCTGTGTTTGATCTGAGGTAACAACGTTACCAGCAATTATTACAATATGTGGATACTGATGTCTAAAATCTTTGATAAAATCCACAAATCTTTCACTGTATCCATTGGCTACGTCAATACATACATACTTTAACTTATCACCAGTTTGTTCATACACATTTCTAAATTTATTATGGTCATTATCTGTAATGCCAATGCTCATAGCAACATGATTTGTACGCTCATAATTAACGTTTTCTTCAGCGTCAAAATAACCTACCAATTCATTTACTGAATATGTTTTTACCAAACAAGTAAACAATCCTCCTGTAGCAAGTGTATCTGCCATTTCAAATGTGCCAACACCATCCATGTTGCTAGCCATGATAGGGATACCTTTATAATGATAATCTTCTGTGCATTGCCAGCCTGTTGGCACATAGTTGCGGTATACAAACCCACGTTCTAGCATTACTTGTTTGCGTGAGCCTAGTGTGCTACGCTTGGGACGAATTAGCACATCATTATAGTCGTGCTTGGGATCAGCTTCAATTCTCATAATGTTTTCCAATTTCCTTGTAAACTTGTTGTACGCCTTGTGCTTGGCTTACACAATCTTCTAATGCGTTGTGTAGACCTTCCTTATTTTTTATGCGCGGATCACCGTGTACACCAAAAAGTGTACGACTATCCATTACTTGCCAATACTGCCACGGCGTTGGACGACCGATACTTCTAAACCAGTCTTCTAAAATAATATAGTCAAACGCAGGACCTTGTGCCCAAAACTTATCAGTGCCTACAAAAAATCGATTGATTTCATCTGCACAATAGTCTAAGGTATCTCGATTGTCTTCGCTGAGTGCTTCTTCACGCACGGTTTCTTCTTGTGTCTCCCACCAACGTACAGTATCTTCGTCAATGTTACGCCCTAGTGCAACTTGTGCTTCTACATCGGGTCGTAGATATATTGCCTTGGTTGGCAATTCCATATTATATGGGCTAAATTTAATTGCACCAATGGTAAGAATAACTGCATTGGGTCTTGTGCCCAATGTTTCAATGTCAAGCATAATGTCCAAGGAACACCTCCTATTATATTATTAATAATAGCAGTCTATTAGAATAATGTCAACGTAAATTTGCCCAGTTAACTACTGTTTGGACAAATTCTTTTTCGATCCCTCTAAAACCATGATACCCATAAGTTAATTTTGGATGACCTTCATTAATCCCACCTTCCATAATGGTTAGTGTAACATCATCAAAGTTATATTGTTTGGTTAGTATTTCAGCAATGTCAGGACTGGTATTCTCAGATACATCATAGCGATGATGTATAACATGCACAGGTATAGAAACAGTATTATCTTTCTTAAAGAAATTACAGCGTTCATGAAATGCTTGATTGCGTATAAGTGGACTATTAACACTGGTAAAAATTAATCCACAACATGGATCTTTTTTATGTAAAGTATGATAGTAGGTTGATATTAACCAATTACTGTTACATTGTCCTATTAGTAGTGTAGGTACTGTACTTAATCTAATAGCAGTTCTGATAGTTTTGTTAATTGTATCTATAGCATGTAATGCTTTTTTTAGTTCCAGTCTTGGATTTTCTTTTAACCATTCTTTCGGTATCGGTTGTATCTTATCTCTAAGTGCAAGCCACGGAGCTCTAGCATACAGAATATTAAGTAACCAAGGAATCTGTACGTTTCCTGCTCGCACATAAGCTACGTTATATCCTAGGTTTCTAAAATGCGGTATTGACGTTCCAGGCATAAGTTGATTTTCAGGAAACGTTCCTCTTTTAGATATGTGAAATTTTGCAGGGCCGCCTGGAATTACTACCACAGTTCTTTTTGCATTTTCAGTAGGGAACCACATGAGATTATCGTCAATAATCTCACCAGATTGTGCTTGGATAGCTTTGCTTATTCCTTGATGATCGTATGACCTATAAACAGTAGATTTATCAAACTTGTCGTCATCAAACTTTTTATACAGACTTATCATTTTCAAACAGTGCTACTCTTTTGCGTAGACCTGTGCTACTGAAACTGTGGTCTCGACTGTTATAAACTATTTTAATATTGCGCTTTACACATATATCTTTGCCAGTAAAGTCTTTGTCTTTATACTCTACTCCAATAATGCGAACATCTATAGGAAGTGTTAGTAGTATATCTTCTAGATCTTTTTCAGTATTGTACACAATAACTTCGTCAACTGTACGTTGACTATTCAACATAATTTGGCGTTCAACAATACTTTGTACAGGTTGATTTTTTTCAGGACGATCACGACTAGCATCATTTTGTAGTCCTGCAATCAGGTAATCACAATGATTCTTTGCTTCACTTAGCATTGCAACATGCCCTGCGTGTAACAGATCAAACTGGCTAAATGTTATGCCAATAATTTTGCCTTTGTTTTTAAGTTTTGTATAATCTGCAAATATCATACGTCTGGTTCAATTTTTACCTGTAGAGGAAATCCATGGCTACGTGCTAATATAGTAACTTCAACACCTTTTTGCTCTGCCATTTCAAAAGGCAATACAGCAACGATAGCTAGCCCGTCTGCGTGAATTTTTTGTGTTAGTGCCACAGCAGGTTGTTCATCATAGTCAAAGATACTCTTCAACGTTTCAACGACAAACTCCATTGTTGTGACTTCGTCATTAATATAGATAACACGAAACTTGCTGGGTTCTCTCAAATTCTCACGCACTTTAGTCTTCTTTTTGACTGCTTCATCGGTGTTTGACATGTACAATTCCTTTATTGATAGTAGTATTTAACCAAGAATATGTGTGGGAGTCAATTAATACAACATTTCGACTCCCACACAATGATTACATTATACAGTAGTTATACTGAAATTGCAATCTTCTTTGGCTTCATTTCTTCAGGAACTTCACGGACCAATGAAATGTTTAGCATGCCGTTCTTTAGGCTTGCATCTGTAACAGTCATATGATCTGCAAGTGTAAATTCTCTGCGGAAGTTACGTCCTGCAATACCTTTGTGTAGGTACTTGACATCTTCTTTCTCAGCAGGTGAGTTGCCTTCAATACGAAGTTGGTCACCGTCGTGAGTGATGTCAATATCTTCCATACCGAAACCAGCAACTGCCAATGAGATTAGATACTCATCTTCAGCAACCTGTTCTACATTGTATGGAGGATAGCCTTGGCTTGAACTGTTAGCAAAGCGAGTTTCCATGTCGTTGAATAGACGATCAAAGCCTACAAATGAACGATGGAAAGTGGGGATATCTAGAGTTGTTAATCTTGTCATTTTAAATCTCCTTTATTAAGCAAGATATATGATAGAACCCTTTATTGGCGTTCTATGTTTATAATATAGTAACTCACTCACAATTTGTCAAGTGTTTTACTAAAATTATTTATCCATTTTTTATTAAACGTTCCAGAGTTTTATAATGTTCGTATGCTTCACGCAAGGCATCATACTTTTCTAAATGTTCTGGATTAGGCTGTAGAATAGCAAGGCGTTCATTGATGGAATCTAGTTGTTCTTGTAAATGTTTAAAATTATCATCGGTCGCATCATCAAAAACACTTGAACTTACTGTAATGGTCGACGGCGACTGCATAGTAATACTATCACTATATGTATAGTTACTACTATAATCACTAAAAATAGTAACATCTCCCGTATCAGTTGTAACGTTAGTGTCAAATAAATCAGGTTGTATAGTAATATCACCCAGATCCAAGTCAAGTTGCGTCATTTACATCTCCTTTTAAAAATATAGGTTTTAGATCGCCATCAATCGTAATTTTTATTATGCCATCATCTTTAAAATTGCGTAATTTATACATCATAGGATTCAACAGTGTTTCTACCACACTTCTAAGTCCTCGAGCACCTAGTCGTTCTTTGAGTGTGCGTTCAACTATAGCATCTAGTGCTTCATCTGTAAACTGTAGATCTATTTCATCCACATTAAAATAAAACCTCATCTGGCTGATGAGGCTATCTTTGGGTTCAACAAGCACACGCTTGATCTGTTCACTGGTTAGTTCTTCAACATCAATCACAATAGGAAAACGTCCCATAAACTCTGGAATCATTCCAAATGTTATAAAGTCACTTACTTTAGTTTTTATAGATTTTCTATCAATATATGTAGTACCAAAACCCATACTAGAGCCTTGAACACTGCGCTTGGATATTTGATCTAGTCCTGGGAACGCTCCAGCAACAATAAACAAGATACTGCGAGTATCCATTTCTATTTCTTCTTTGTGTGTACCTTCTCCATAAGGAACTTTGATCTCTGTGCCTTCTAGTATTTTAAGCAAACCTTGTTGTACACCTTCACCACCAACATCGCGAGCTACACTGCCTTGCTCTGCACCAATACGTGCAATCTTATCAATCTCGTCAATGAATACAATGCCCTTTTCAGCAATTTCTAGTTCGCCTCCTGCCGCAACCATCAAACGTTCTAACACTGCGGTTACATCTTCGCCTACATAACCTGCTTCAGTTAAACTGGTTGCATCACAAACAACAAAAGGAACTTCGAGAAACTTAGCAATAGTTTTAGCCATCATGGTCTTGCCGTTGCCGGTTGGACCATGCAATAATATATTGCTTTTTTCTATATCAATTTTGCTAGGATAGAACAAACGTTTGTAATGATTAATGACTGCTACACTGATAACTTCTTTTGCAGAGTCCTGTCCGATAATGTAATCATCGAGGTAGTTTTTGACCTTTATAGGGTCTAAACTTTTAAAAATACCGTTCTTTTTGTACCGAGAGTTCTGCTTTTCGCTGACAAGTATACTAGAACATACTTCTATACATTCATTGCAAATAGCGGCGCCATTGCTAACAATTAGCTTACCGACTTCTGTTTTTGTCTTCTCACAGAAGTTACATATCAAGATATGACTTTGTGCTGGATTCTCTGACATAATTGATTAAGTATTCCATTGGTGTTAGACGTCTATTGTTGTCAAAAAAGTTTTTAGGACCATAATGACTTGCTTTTTTATGCGAAACCATCTGATCCTTAACTTTACTTAGTTCATTAATTGTGGTATTAATAATCACCGCTTCACTTATATTGAATGCACGTTCTAACCATTCAAAGTCTTTGTACTGTTCTAAATAGATATACACATTAAAATCCGTACCTACATTTTTACATATCAATGCTGTGTCTTGCACTTCTATTTCTGTAGGATCGATCAACAAAATTGTGTGCAAATCATTTTCGATAAAGTCGGGCGGTGTTACAAAGTTACTGTACATTGTTCTGTAGGTACTCTTGAATCTGTTCTTGTTCGTGTTCACTTACATCTTCAAGATCGTATTCGCCTGTTTTGATTTTTTCAATTAGGTATTCGATATACTTCTTGTCATATGTATAGCTAGTACTTAGTTCTTTATTGATCTCTATCCATTTATCTCCATTAAAACGGAATAGCTTACTGGGTAGATAATCTGTACGTAAAAACATATCGCCTTTTTTACAATTACTTTCTGGAAACACACTGCCGAAGCCGCTAGCAATCACAGTTTTATTATCTGGCTCTGCATTAAACAACGGAACTGTTTGTAAAACCTTGCCAGCAGGTTTGCTAACCACTGGCGATGATTGTACTTCTTCAATGAACTCTTGCTGTTGTTCAGTAAGAGGAGTAGTTTCGGGCTCTTCCTCATTGGAACTAAGTGTCGGCCCTGTCTGTGTTGGTTCGTCTACTCCCCTTGCCAAATTTTCTGCTGAGTGTGTGAAGTCGTTTGTTGCTTCTATAGATTTGTCTACTATCTCATCGGGGTACACAAAGTTAGAAACTTTTTCAATAGCTATTGTTTTATTTTTTGTTTCTTCGTCGACTTTTGTTTCTTCAGGCAAATCATTTGATTCAGTGAGATCTGCTTCACTTACGGGAAAATTTGCTGGAGGCTCTTCTACTGGAGGCTCCAGCTCTATAGGCACTTCTGCGTCAGTTTCCCGTTGTATTACTATAGGTTCATTTTCATGATAGTCTATTTCTTCTTCGGGTTCTTCAACTGTTTCGGTGTCATGAACAGGCTGTACCACGTTATCGGTACTCTCTTCGTCTTGTTCTTCGTTGGCTTGGTTTTCTTGTTCTTGTCGTCTGAGTTTTGCATCTTGCCTACCCCATACTATTTGTTGTGTTCCAGCTAGAATCAAGCAAATAGCAAGTGGGTCAAATACTAGTACTAGAACAATAATAACCCAACGTACTGCTTCTTCAAGCATATTGCGATCGGCTGATTCGCCGTATATAAACTCTGCGATATACTTGACAGGACCAACCTCAGCTTCTAGTCTTCTGGTTGTGGCCTCTAGTTCAAACTTTTTGGAGGTAAGAGATTCAATCTCAGTGTTTGCTGTTTTGATGCGATTGCGTTGTTCATCAACTTGTGCATCAATATCAGTTGATTTTGTTTGTCCAAGTTGTGCTCTTAGTCTAGTAATTAACGTATTACTTTGTGCAACTTGATCTTCAACAGATTTACGTAGTCGTGTAATTTCGGCACGTGCGGCATTGGCTTTTGGACCATTGGTGGCACTTTCAATTTTAGCTAGAACTCTGTTGCGTTCTTTCTGTTTTTCATCCTGCCATTCACCAATCTTATCTGCTGTGCGTTTACCAAAGATACCATCAGCACTAGCACCAATCATTTGTTGTGCTTTTTTAGTTTCTCCACTGTCGATATACTTCTGTAGTGTAGATAACTGTTCATCAATACGTGCTAGTTCACCGTCATAGAGTTTAGCTTCGTTATCGATAATACGTTGCTGTTCTGCAATAGCAGGCTCTACACGTTTGTACGCACTGTCAATGCGCTCTTGTTCTTTGTCAATCTGTGCTTGTATGTTTGCGTCTGCACCAACACCACTGGTTTCCAATCGTTTAATACGATTGTCTGCGTTTTCAATAACAGCACGATTACGTGCAATCTCAGATTCTACACGTTCAATTTGTGCAACTGATTCTGTGCTAGCGGCTGTTTGTTCAATATGTGCTTTTGATAAAAATCCAAAAATACCCATGCTTGTAATAAACATAAGCACAATAGTTGCGAATGCCAAATAGGTTCGCATCCATACTCTAGCTCTTTGCCAGTTACGGTGTAACCAAACTGCGGTAACAACTTTACCTGTTTCTAATGCTACACCCATCACAACGATAGGAATTAGCGCGGCAGCAAATATTGCTGTTAATCCGATAATACTATACCATGCCGCAATAGCTGAAATAGCCAAGGCAGAGAATAGCGTGAAATAACCAAAATACATAGGCTTCCTCTTCTTAAATTAATCTTTTAATGCAAGACAGGTTGCCCGTTGAGTTCCTTAATGCCAAAAACTTTTAGAATATCAGTTATGGTCATTGGAACGTCATCATCGTCTACGCTTGGGCAAAAAACACTCTTTAAGGCACCGTTGCCAGATACTATAAAAACATAATCAGTTGAATCTATTTCGGTATCGCATAGTTCATCAAGGTCTGCTAAAACATTATTATCTCTATCTTCATACTGCATCTGACATCTCCCTTTCATCTTATTCATATTTATCGGTTGACATGCACTGTATAACGCATTATACTAAATATTAATATGCTAGTCAAGGAAATAACACAGAGAAACACATATGATATTGCCAAACTGCATTCTATGCTAGGTGGTGAGCAAAGCCGCAAGCAAATTGCAACGATTGTGCGTAAATTTGCACAGGATGAAACTGGCGAACGTATCAAAGTGTCAACTCATAGTACACCTGAAGTTGATTCTGGAAGTATGAATCTAAGTGCATACTATGACCCAGATAATGATGAGGACGAAAAAGGTCACATCATCGAACTTCAGCTTGCTTTTAGTCCTAACGACAAAACTGTAAAGTGGAGTGAAGAGGGCAAAGAATACTTTGTGCATGAACTTACAGATGCACTTAAACACGAAATGTTGCATGTTCAACAGCATCGCAACAGAGATTTTCATCCTGGCAGAGATGGCTATGACCGTCGCGATACAAACTATGAGTATATGACTCGTCCAGATGAAATTGAAGCATACGCAATGAACATTGCAGACGAACTTGTGCGTAAGGCTGACAAAGATGGTGCGCTACAACTGCTTCGCATGGCAGGTAAAACAGCCCAGTTCAAAGACGAAATGGGCCGTTATCTAAGTCCTAATCTAATGGCTTATTTTGCTATGTTTGATTGGAAAGCAGATCATCCTGTAATGAAACGTCTACTCAAAAGAATATATCAATTTATTAACTGACTATATTTTCAGGACGATCTGTATCGCCTTGGAATGTCTTTTTAACTACTTGCACACCTGGTCTGTCACGTAGTGTTTTAAATTCTTCTGTCAACTGATCTACTCTAATTCTAAGCTCTAGCGCAGACTCGCCTCTGTCGAGTGCTTGGTTTAGTTTTTGTTTAGCAGTTTCTAGTTCTTGACGAACAACATCAATCTGTGCATTGCTTAGTTCTGATTTAAACGACTGTGTATCTTTAACACCAACTAGTGGCGCACCTTTGCGACGTTGTTTAGTCTTAGCTCGTCCGTCTTTGAGACTTGCAACAACTGCATCGCCAAATCTATTATCTGCTGCCAGTTTAAGCAAAATATCACTGAAGCCAAAGTTAGTTTCTTGACCCCACTGAGTAATGCCTGTTACTAGACCAAATACGCTAGGGTCTGTGTCTGTAACTGTTGTAAAGTACTGATCAGGTGTTGTCAGTGCTTGCCCAAAGTATGCATTCATTATGTTGCTTGTAATTGTGGTTTGTTTTTCAAATTTTATATATTCAGCTTCGCATCTAGCTAATACGTCATTCATACCACTTTCAAACAAGGCTTGTAATGTAGTTACCCATGCATTACGCCAAGTATGAGATCCGGATCCTGGTGTATATAACGTATAGATAGTGCTATAACCAACAACATCATAAAGTCTACGGTTTAGTTCGTTAAAGATTTTAAATCCTGCGTGTGTATTGATTCCTGTTAATGGTTCAAAAAAATCTGCAACTGTAGGATTATCAAAAATACCACTGCCCAATGGTAAACCAGCAACTAGTGCATCGTAGTCTGCTTGTGGCAATGGTTGTTCATCCTGTGCAAGGTTTGCAATATCCGGAACTTCAATTGACTCTAACAGTTCAATAATATCTTCAAAGGTATTATACTGTCCAGGAACTTTACCTAAGAAGTTAGCAAGACCTTCCATGCTACCATTGGGTAACTCGTCCAGTACTTCTTTGCTGAATATGTTTTCTGCTACCAGTAGGTCTGCAACTGTGGTTACTCTTTCTGGTGCTGGCAGTTTTACACCAGTTCTTTGAATAATCTCTGCAAGTGCGTTGCCTTTGATTTCTCTTAAAATCTGCAACAAATAAACATCTTTAACATCATCCAAGTCTGCAACTTCTAGTGCTAGAATCTTGCCATGCAAATCGCCTAGTTTGCTTAGACCTAACCCGTATAAGTTTTCAATAAGTGTTTTAGGCTTGCCCATACTAGCAAGGTCTGCTACATCAAACAGTGTGCCTAAGTTACGCAAGCCAACAGTTAGTGCTTTGACACGACGATCGACAACGTCGTCTAGTGTTTCGCCTGGGCGTAGTTGTGCGGCGAGTGTATCTACTTCACTGTTGTTTGTGGTGCCACTTGATAGTAATAATTGTACAAGTCCACCACTGGCTAGATCTCTAGCACCTTTGATATCAAGTCCAACATCTTCCCATTGCTTGTCTTTGAAATGTTTAAGTCCTGCATAAACATTTTCTATAGATCCAACTTCTGCCATAAAATGATTTAGCAACCAAATAATGCGTCTACTTTTGTCTGCGCCAGTATAGTTTGCTGTAAAATCTGCGGTTGCTGTATAATATCTATCGCCCATCCAATATGGGTCTGTCTGCCTTACGCTGTCTGTACTAGGAGCGGCATCAAGTGATTCGATTGGCCCTCGTAAAAATTTAAACTGTTCTAAGTAACTCCAAATGGTATCAGCTTGGAATGTTCCTCTGACGCGATTCCAATTAGTTTTTAGTTGATATAATGCATACCAAAAACTAATGTCAGTAAATATTGAAGAGTTGTTAGGCGGAACATTTGTACTAGAAAATGAACTAATATCTTGGAGTTCAGTGTAGTAGTCTGCGTTAATATCCCATGCAGATCCGTCGAGTATACCTCTTGTTGCAATTAGATTATTAGATGTAATATTCATACTACTATTTATTTGCGAAAATTAACAGGGTATATTATGATCCGACAAACGTGTCGGGAGAACCACTTGATGTACTTGGTCCACAGTGTGCGCCGTTCAATGGAGGACATAATGCATCTGGTGCCGCACTATCCCCTACTTCCACCATCATTAAACCTTCAACAAACACTTGGTTAGTACTTGCACCAATGGCGCCGCCGCCATGGCTGTTTGGATCAGCGTCAACACTAACTAATAAATTATTACAAAAAACTGTGCTATTGCCTGCTACTACTGTAGAGGCTCCACAAACTCGTGCATCGGTATTTCTATGAACTGCGGTCATTCGCCTATCATTTCTAATAGCTTGTGACGACCTATCTGACTTAGACCTGTCCAACCACCTTCTACAAACAACTCGCCGTCCTTGTAGATTTGTGGCACTGTGCGATGACCTTGTGCTTTGATAAAAGCAAGAGCATCGGCATCTTCCATAACATCGATTACTTCGAATCGAACTGCTTGGCTGTGTAGATATTGCTTGGTTTGCTCGCAGAATGGGCAAGCAGGTTTTGAATAAACTGTTAGCATTTTCGTCCTCTATTTGTGTCTTGTATTTAACAAGTTTTACAAACTAAAGCCTGAGAACGTTTCTTCGGTAACATCTTGCTTGACTCCTCCAACAACATAACTACTAATTTCAGTTTCCTGAGGAGCAACTTGTACTTCACTACCAGCAATCCATTTTTGTGTCCATGGCAAAGGATTAGACCCAGGCTTAATACCACAATCAAGCCCAACTGCGGTCATACGCTTACACAATAGCCAATCAACATACTGACATAGTAGTTGTTCATTGAGACCGATCATCGATCCACCTTGGAATAAGTATGCCGCCCATGCTTTTTCTTGTTCAGCCGCATCAAAGTAAATCTTGCTACATTCTTCACGTAGTTCTTCTTTGATCTTGACATAGTCTTTGTCATCTTGTGGTAATATTTTTAGCAGTGTTTGCGTTGCGCCAAGATGTACATTTTCGTCACGGGCGATAAATTTAATAATCTTAGCGTTGCCTTCCATCTTTTTAAGTTCTGCAAATGCCCATGAGCAAGCAAAACTTACATAGAAGCGCAAACCTTCTAGTGCATTAATACTGGTGATAGCAAGGAACAGTGCTTTCTTTATTTCATATAGGTCTACTGTTACTTCCTTTTCAACACTTTTACCACGCACATTGCTAGTAATCTTATGTGTGCCTTCACCCAACATATGATAGTATGAGACTTTCTCAATAAGATCATCATAATACTTACTGATGTCGGCGCTACATGCAACAATCTCTTTACTGTCTAGCATGCTATCGAACACTTCGCTGGGTTGACTATACACATTACGAATAATATGTGTGTAACTGCGACTGTGAATAGTTTCGTTAAATGCCCAAGTTTCAATAAATGTTTCAAGTTCAGGAAGTGTAACGATAGGAAGTAGTGCTAGGTTAGGTGAGCGACCTTGCACACTGTCTAATAGAATCTGTCTTTTAAGATTACTAGTAAAAATATGCTTTTCATGATCTGTTAACTCTTTAAAGTCTTTGGCATCACGCAAGATATCAACTTCCTCTGGTCTCCAGAAGAAGCCAAGTTGTTTATCAGTTAGTTTTTCAAACTGTTGATATTTTACAACGTCATAACGTTGAATTCCACTACCACCATTTTTGTCTAGAAATGCTAGGGACTTGGTATGGTCAATTTTTTTAGAGCTAAAGACTGTCATTTTGTTTCCTATTAGATTACACAACTATCGCAGTCTTCTTGATCTACGGCAGTTAATTCTTGTTCTTGTGACTCAGGTTCTTGTACCTGAGAAGAAAGTTTGTCTATATCAACTTCACCTTGTCCATCATAAGTGTTGAAATAGTATAACTGTTTAATCCCATATTTATAACAGAGTAGAAGATGTTGTAGCATCACACTCATTGGGATCTTTTCATCCTCAAAAAACTGAGGATTATAACTGGTATTAACACTCATGCCTTGGTCAATATATTTCTGCAATACTGCACATAGCTTGAGGTATCCTTCTGGACTCTCTTGGTCCCATAGTAGTTCATATTTGTTTTTAAGTTTCCAGTAGCCTGGAACAACCTGTCGTAGTGCGCCGTGTTTGCTTTGCTTAACACTTACTAGAGCACGTGGTGGTTCGATGCCATTAGTAGCATTTGAAATCTGTGCTGAAGTTTCAGCAGGCATGATCGCCATCAATGTAGCATTACGTTGTCCTGTTTTTTGTATTTGATTACGTAGTGATTTCCAAGGCATACGTTCTTTGTGAGGTACTAGTTCGTCAACTTCTTTTTTGTATGTGTCGATCGGTAGTTTACCTTCGGCGCTCTTGAGATCTTTCCAACGGAGACAGGCTCCTTGTTCTTGTGCAAGATCCGCACTTGCTTTGAGCAAATAGTAACTCCATGCTTCAGCATATTCATCAACAACGGCGATAGAATTTGGATCGCTGTAAGAAAGACCTTGACGTGCTAAGAAGTATGCAAAGTTAATAATGCCTACACCTAGTGGACGAAACTCTAGTGTAGCAAGTTCTGCCGCACGTACTGGATAGTTTTGATATGATAGTAATGCATCGAGTCCACGTACTGCTAGTGTACACATCTTTTCAAAGTCTTTGGGTGATTTAACATTGCCCCAATTGATTGCGCTTAGTGTGCAAAGTGCAATACGCCCGTCTTCATCTTTAACATCATTAAGAGGCACGGTAGGTAAGTCAATCTCACAACATAAGTTACTCATATGAATTGGAGCAACTCGCTCATCAAATGGACTGTGTGTATTAGCATGGTCTACATTCTGTAGATAAATGCGTCCTGTATTTTTACGCTCTTCTATAAACGCACCAAACAGTTCACTAGCACGGATTGTTTTTTTACGTAACCGTGTATTACGTTCTGCTGTTTCATATAGTTCTTTAAATCGATCTTGGTCAGCATAGAAAGCATCAAACATTTCCGGTACGTCATGGGGTGAAAAAAGGGTGATATTGCCACCGGAGATTAATCTTTCGTACATTAATTTGTTGAATTGGACCCCGTAATCAATGTGACGTACTCTATTATCCTCTGTACCCTTGTTATTCTTTAAAACAAGAAGGTCTTCTACTTCGTAGTGCCAAATTGGATAGTATAGTGTTGCGGCACCATTACGTACACCGCCTTGTGAGCATGAACGTGTAGCCGCTTGGAACATTTTGTAAAATGGAACAACACCTGTGTGGTATGCGTCGCCGTTGCGAATAGGCGAGCCTAACGCACGAATACGTCCAGCACCTACACCAATGCCTGCCTTTTGACTAACATACTTTACAATACTCGAAGTCGTAGCATTAATTGAATCCAGACTGTCATCTGTTTCAATTAAAACACAAGAAGAAAACTGCTTTTGTGGTGTACGTACACCTGCCATTACAGGAGTAGGCAGACTCACATCAAAATTACTAATTGCATCATAATAGTCTTTTACCCACTGCATGCGTGTTTCTGCAGGATAGTCAGCAAAAAGTGTAGCCGCAATCATCATGTAAGCTACTTGTGGTGTTTCAAATATAGCACCTGTTACACGATTCTGTACTAGGTATTTGCCACGCCACTGTTCCATAGCAACATAGGTAAAATTCTCGTCCTTGTTGTGGTCAATGTAATTATTCATTTCTGCGAATTCAGCTTCACTATATTTCTCTAAGAGATCTTGAGTATAATAGCCAATGTCTACGTTACGCTGAACTAGTTTATATAAAGGCCAGGGAGCAAAGTCTCCATATACCTCTTTATGAATATGATATGAAAGTAGTCGTCCTGCTACCCATTGGTAGTTAGGAGTTTCTTCTGTGATAAGATCTGCGGCACTCTTAATAAGTGTTTCTTGAATTTCTCTGGTTGTAATGCCATTAAAAAAAGAAATGTGACTTTTTATTTCAACTTGACTAGCACTAACTCCGTTAATGCCTTCACATGCCCAGAATACAACTTTGTGTAGTTTGTCTAAATTTAAGAGCTCGCGGCGTCCATCTCTTTTAGTAACTTGAATATTTGCAGTGTTCATTGATGCTCCTCTAAATGTAAGTGTGTAACTTTAAATCCGCCGCTGTATAGCTGTGCTTCAGTTTAAGTGTTTCTGTTATGTATAGTCTATTTAATACTTCACCAGAATTCATATTAAGAACATATTTTTCGTTTACAAGACAGATACATATGGAAGTTCCGGTTTGACTATCATACATTAACTGTAGTGTAACATCAGGTTTATGCTCTGTCAAGTATATAGTGCATGCCATTCCATATGCTTTGGCAATATCACAAAAACAGTTTTCTACAATCAAGTCCCAAGGATTTGGCCATGTTTGGGGTTGTTCTTCATCTAAATAAAAAGGTACCCAAGGGCACCGGTTCCACCAATCTACAGTTTCTTGTAATGCTTCTTCTAGTGTCAGTGTATTTAGATATTTTCTAAGTTCACGCCATTTTTCTAAGCGTTGAGAAGGTTCGAGTTTCCATGTCATCGTTGATTCGCAATTTGATTAGTTGTGGTATTCTACTGAATAGGTAACTGTAACATCTGCGGCGGCGTTAGTGGTATCATAACCAATCACACCAGTACTTGAGTCTGCTGTAAATTCAACATTAAGTGCATTGGTTTCGACATATTCGTCTGCCCAAAAGTATCCGGAGCCTGTTCCAACTCCTACAAATGAACCTTTACGTCTACTGTTTCCAATAGTTAACACATAATTGATAGTAATATTTTCATAGTCATCGAGTACATCGACGGCAGTAAATGTTCCTGTACCGCCTGCTGTTAGTACAACAGTATTGCCTATACTTGAATTAATTTTTCCTCTTGTGTCTACAAAGTTCATACTTGATGTGTCACCTGGAACACTATCAGCTGAACAATCAACAAAGCTGTAATCTTTTGTGTCAGAGCTGAGTACTTTAGAATTATATACGTTGCTAAAACTACATCTGTGGGCGACTAGTCCAATTACAGTTCCTAAAGTTTCTATAGCATAGCCGTGATTTTCAAATTGGCAATCCACAAACTTAACATCTTTAACTCTGAATGCAGTGTTTAGTGTATTGTTTTGTAGATATACTGCGCTATGCCCTGCGCCTGGATTGACCACACTTGCGGCTGGGCCAATAAACTTAACGCTGTTAAAGAACAACTGATCACCACCAGGTGCTTGTATGCAAGGGTTAATTGCGGCTGTAGCATTTTGAATGCCAATGTGTTCAAATGTATAGTTTTTACCCTGTGTAGCAATAAGACCTAGTGCATCACCAAAGTTAGTATCAACGTTACTATTACTATCAGCAATTCTAAAAATAGTATCCAATGATGTTGTTTGTTCGTTAAAGATTAGTACTGTTTCTGCGCTGTCTCCAACAACATGTGTATAAGGAGGAACATTAATAATACCAGTAACAAGATACTTGCCGCTTGGAAAGTAAACTGTACGTCTAGTATTGTTGCCTGCAATAACACTGGTATAACCATACGTATTGTTAAGTGCTCTAGTGATTGCGGCAGTGTCGTCTGTAATACCATCGCCTTTGGCGCCAAAATCACGAACATTTACAAAATCGTCTAGTTTTTCTTGTAGGCTACGAGTAAACTGTGTATTGTTTGGACCTGTGGCAGCAATGAATCCTGCTGGTTCTGCTTTAAAACTAAAGACATTAACCAAACTTAAAATATCACTATGTTCTGTAAGTACTTCAGTACGTCCTGTTACAGGTGCACCTTCAGATGCGGTACCATTACCAATAAACAGTCTGCGCTGGTCTAGGCTCCAGCCTAGTTCAGCACTAGCTAGGGAAGGCAAATTGTCATGTAATCCACGTCTTACTTGAATACGTGATATCTGTATAACGGCCATTGTAATTCCTCAACGATTCATATTATAAACTATTTACCTTAGTTTATAATTCGTTGTTAGCCATTTTTGTGTAATATTGCTCGCAACGTTTCCACCATTGATTTTGCCAATGATCAAATTTCTCGCCTTCCACAACAAACTCTTGATATTCAGGTTCTTCCAAAATTGCTCCAGACTCGTTTAGTTTGGGTTTAACGCACATTAGAATAACACCTTTGTTAATATTTGTGCCATGTACTTCATTATGTGCTAGTGCATATGCGGATAGCTGTAGATAATAGTCCTCAACCCATTCTTCTTTCTTAGGTCTATTGGTCTGCTTAAAATCCATAATAGCTGGTACACCTTGATGTACACCTACTAGGTCTGTAGTACCCGCATACACTCCTGGAAAGTATAATGGAACTTCACTGCCCCAAAACTCGTCAGCTTTGCTTAGTCCTTGTTCGATGACAACATTAGCCATAGCATGACTGGGCCAAGCAAACGGATTACTGGGCTTTGCTTTAAGTTCACCAGTTTCTACATATCCTTCTAGATAGGTGTGCATTCGAGTGCCACGGTTAGCGGCTTCGGTAGTAATCTGTTGAGCACGTTCTGTACCAACACGCTTCCGCCATTCAGCCAGCGCACGTTTTTTCTCTGCGGGTTTGGTTATGTCTAGTATTGTTGTAACACTAGGTACACGGCTTCCGTCGGGTAAACAATAATGACGCTTGCCATTTATGTTTGTTCTACTGCATGCAGTATAATCAAATTTTGGGGTTATCAAGGTTAAAACTTTCTCCACAACCGCAACGTCCAACCTCTAATGGATTGATAATATCAAATCGTGCAGTAAAGCCATCAGGGCTTACAACATAATCTAATTCACAACCGTGTAAGAAAGGCTCACTTCCTGGCATAACACGAACTTTTACATTCTTGTCTTCGTAGTGTGCTTCATCTTCATCAATCTGTACCCAAGGTTTGATATTATAAGAATATCCATTGCACCCACTGGGTTTGACAGAAATACTTACGCCTGTTAGTGTAGTATCGCTATCTAATATTTTCTTAATTTGATCGGCTGCTTTTTGCGTTACAGTAAACATACTAGTATTATACCTTCGTTTGTGATCTATGTCAATAAAAAAGAAAAGGCTGTACAATTAAGTACAGCCCTTTACAAGTCTTTTATTAAAAGATGTTAGCCATCGCCTTCAGTATCGTCAGCACCTGTTAGTACGTCATCTGCTGTACCAAGAGTTGCATCAACACCTGCGCCAATGCCTGTACCTGCTTCTTCAACTGCTACTGTATCACCAGTACCTGTGAAGTCCCAAGAAACAATCGAACCGTTGTCTAGTGTAACTTTACGACCTGCGATCTTAACAACTTGACGAGCTGTACCGTTGTCATCAACAGTAATACTCATTTGTCCTGATGTTAAGGCAGCTGATGCGGCGTCAACTAGGTAACAAGTACCTGTGTCTGTGCCACCAGCATTGGAAACTTTAAAACGCTTTGAACCAGTCTGCTTTACGATATAGCCTGGTGTAGAGCCGTTTCCAGCATTGAACTGAACTTTGATTTCGTTTCCACCAGCTGTTGGTGTTCCGAAATATCTTTTATTAATAGGTCTTCCCATTTGTTTTCTCCTTTTAGAAGTCCGATGTGGGTTCTAGCCACTACGGGGATGGATGCCCCATAAAACTCTTTAGTCTTCTTGTTTCCAAAGAGTCCATGCGCCATAAGCAATAGCCGCGTATGCCGCCCACTTAGCAAGTGGTCCAAGTAGTAGAACTACTAGTCCGACTGCAATCAATGCGGCACCGTCCCAGCTTGTTCGTTCTATAATTCTGTTTTTAATCCAATTAATCATGTTTTTAATGCCCTGTCTGCCATTTGTGAAACAACTTTGTCTGGATTGTCTTGTTTTGTGCCATAAGCAATAGCTGGTTCTTCTTCAACGTCGTCGTCACTAAAGGTCTTTAAAAAGACGTACTTAACGCCTTGTTCGTCATCTTTAATGTCTTTGATTAAACTTTTAACTGCTTCGTTTTGTTTAAATGAGTTTGTTAAACTATCTAGATTGAATAAATCTGCGCCTGTGTTTTTTACCATGTTTATTAAACTATCAACACGCACCTTTGGGTTGAGGTGTTGATCTCTGCTTTTATTACGAAGGAATGTCAGTGCGGTAATCAAGTTATCGTCGCCGCGATCTTCTGTATCGTCCTCAATAATATCAGCATCAAGAGCTTTTATATTAAACTCGCTCAATCTCATGTTTATGCTCTTTCTTCACGTCCAGCGTCGTCGTCACCTGCGGCGGCGTCTGTTGCCGCAAATTCATCAGCGGCGCCTGCATCTGCATCGCCTTCTGCGCCAGCGTCGACTGCTGGTTCTTCAGCAGGAGCTTCTGCATCCATTGGAGCCGCCGCATCATCTGCTGGCATGTCCATTGGTTGATCTACTTGTTCGCCTGCTAGTGTTCTTGCTGCCGCATCAACTGTTTCTCTACTAGTACGTAAACTATCTTCTAACTGAGTTAGTACTGGGTCTACTGAAGTTTTAAATGCGTCTGCTTGTTCTGAACTAATCTGATCACGAATAGCATCTAGTAGTGCTGGCATCTGCTCGTTCTGCATCTTACCAATCTTTTCCATCATGTCTTGGATACTGTCAACAATATCACGACTTGCTAGAATAGCTTCACTCTTAGCTGTTTCGCTTTCAACGATTGGTGCTGGTTCTAATTTTTCTTCAACACCATTGTTCTCTTTTAGCCATGCTTCCAAACCTTCCTTAACCATATAAAATTCCATGTACTTTGAATTCTTTTGTGACTGATGGATATTGTGGCTTCTGGAAAACTGTGATAGACTAGAAGAGATAGCTTCAACTAAACTGTTTGCTTTGTCAATAGTTAGTGTATCGTAGTCTATAGCGAGTCCGAAACGGCTCTCAACTACTTTATTAATTCTTTTACTGTTGGCTTTGAGGCCGATCTCTGAAATTTTCATGGTTATTCTCTTCCCAAAGTTTTATGTATTTAGCAGAGTTCAACGTTTTTCTGAGGTTATTTTGAGCTAATTGTAAATGGAACAGCGCATCCTCTACGCGATTCCAAAGAGCACCTCTGCGAAAATCATCTTTGGAACAGCGTATACTATGTTTGTAATACATAATATCTTGCAAGTACTTATCTACTAAACGTTGGGCGTCTTTAAACTCTCTGGCTAAAGTATGTTTACTTTTATGTGACAGTGTGGTCCAAATAACTGCCTGAGCTTTGGTAGAAAAACGTTCGCATTCGCCTCTGCTACGCACTTCCCAATAGTTTTCAGCATTTGTAATAGTATACCCGCCAATTTTGTATCCGCGTTTGGTAGGAAAGATATAAACGTTGTTGCTTTGAGTTGAGAGCAGTCTTGCGGTTTCACGTTTCTGCCATCGTGCGACTTTGATTGCGGCTAGTTCCGCAACCGTGTCAACTGTAGCTAATTGGATGGATTTAAGATCTACCGTCTTTCTTACAGTATTCGATAATGCCATTTGTTTTTCGCCTCGTTAGAATGTCTTTTACGACTAATTGATTTGCGAGCACCTGCTCGCGTTCATTCAAATCTTTCTTTGTAACAACGGGTTTGTTCGTAAACTGGGCTAGCACGTCGGCTTCTTCGTTGGTCAGAGCAACAGAAATATGATTGATAAGTTCTACTATCTTCATTTTAGTTGGTCATTATTAGGTTAACGATAAGGCCAATAACGGCTGTGATTAATACTGTAATTAGGGCTGTACCTATTTTAATTAGGTTATTGTTGGCGCCGAGCGCCGAACCATGAATGGCTTTTTTAATTTCTTCAACACTAGTATCGATTTTTTCAACTCGTCGGTCAAGATTATCCAATTTTGCCTCTAAGGCATCATAGCGTTCAGCGCAGAGTTCAACATGCGCTTCCAGACTTTTCTTTTCAATGCTTGCAGTTGCCAAGACAATTCTCCTTTTGATTGGGCTTTTTGATACTAGTGTGCCTTAAGAATTGCCTTGTGTGTGCCATAATGGTTATGCAATAATTATTTATATGTATTGATAATTATCTTTAAATTGTCTGTTTAAGAATTTTTTGTACTTCGATGTTTTTACAAACACCGTAACTAAAGAAACAAGGCAATATGAACCTAGCAGTTTCTTCCAGTCCATTGATAATTGGAACTTCGTTCAGGTCTTCTAATAATAATCCTACAGGGTTACCTTTGTTATCTTCAAACAAGTTATCAAACTCAATGTTAAAATCTAGACTCCAAACTTTGTGTGATCCTTCGTACATACTACCAAATTTGTATGTGTCTCCAGTCAGTGAGATATAATCATCGCCATTTATCAGTCTTATTGGCATGCTGATGTTTAGCGGCTGTGTACGCAAACTTAGTACTTGCACAAGACTCTGAAAGTTACGCTGTTGATCTCGCTTTAGATCGTTGCCAGAACCTCGGCTTACATTTGTTTCAGTGATATCTACCAGCGTGTATAATCGATAACTCTCCATATAGATACTTATGCCACAAAAAAAGGGTTACCGAAGTAACCCTTTTCTGAACTGTTTACAGTTACGCTATTAGTTAGCGGCTGTGAAAGTTACAACTAGAACAGCATTTGTGATGCTTGGTGTACCAGTACCCTGGATAGCAAAGTGATTGCCGTTTGCTGTACCTTCAACTGCTACTACTGTGAAGCCTTCGTTTTGTGCTTCTGCTACGCAACCTGCCATGTCTGTGCCTGTTGCTACTGAAAGTACGTGAGTTGTTGAACCTAAGCCGTTACCTGCGGTAACTGCGCCTGTTGATGTAACTGATGCCATCTTGTTTCTCCTTAAATTAGCGAACTTCGAAAATGAAGCTCTATGCATTTATTTATCATTTTGATAAAAAATCGCAAGTTGCTTCGTGAAGCTCTACACTGTTATTTATTTATTTGTTAAAATGAGCGGCACCAAAGCCCGATCTATTGACGATTTTGACCAATCCTGCAGGACTGTTGAACACAAAACCCTCGCCTTCCTGCTTGCCACCACTCCATTGTTCAAATCCTGTTACTTGCTTTTCTAACTGAGCGGCTATATTAACCTTAAGATTGTTGACGCTGTTCCATACATTGTATAGTGCGTTTAAGCCATCTGCGTTTTGAAGTAGATAACCATTTTCAGGATCTAGCATTGCTATCTGCTGTTTGCCACTAAGTTTAGTTGTCAGCCAATCCTGTATTTTGTCTTTGGTTTGCCCTGTGATCTGTTTGTTCATATATGTCTGTATTGCGGCACGTACTACTTTGGGCATACCATCTAAAAACTCTTGTGCTTTTGGTCCATCTGTGTTAACAGCTTTATTAGCGGCGGCAACTAAACGTACTGGGTTGTTGAGTTTAAATTCAACGCCAGACTTAGGTGTTAGTATTAGCACATCACTGTTTGCACTGAGTCCTGTTTTGCCGTCCCAAGGTTGACCATCAAATGCATGCACAACAATGCCTGCTCGTTTGCCAGCAATTTTTTTACCAAGATCACTGTTAGCAGGAACTCTGTATTCAACTGTGGTTGGTCTAAACACATATTGATCGTTTGCGTTGGGCTGTAATTCGCCGTACCACATAAGATCGCCTTTGAACAATCCGTCTGTGCTACCTACTGCGGCACGTAAGCCTTCCCAAATGCCTTGAATCTTTTCATATAAGTCACTGCGGTCTGCACCACGTTCTACATCATATTGTTTAAATGCTTCTGGGCTGTTAGGAAATACGCCTTTGTTGGGCATATACTTGTCTGTTATAACAAACTCGCCATCACGGTTACCAAACAATAGTGCAACGCCGCCATCCCACTTGATGCTAACACTGCCTGGATCGTCAATCACAAACTCCAGTGCATCTAGTAACTTTTTTGCTGAATCAGCACCTTGGAAAATTGCATCCTCTGGGTGTTGGATACGTGGGCCTTCTTCTACTACCAGTGTGTCAATAAATTCAAATAGCAGTGCCATTACACAAACTTCCTAAACCAAGCGGCTGTGCCAACTGGTGCATGATCGCCTGCGCTTTCAGGAAGTGTTAGGTTATCTCTTGCTAGAGCTTCTCTAGCATCCGCAACCAACTGCTGATAGTCTGGACGACCTTTGATAGAGTCAATAATATCTTCTACGCTGTTTAGTTTAGCAATAGGAATGCCTAGTGTTTTGCTAATAACTGCCGGATTTTTACCACCGTCCAGAGTAGTATTTGACTCACGATCCATAAGACCATTTTTATAACTCCACTTGTAGCCCATTGCTTTTGCGATACTACTTAGTAGAATCTGTCTATGCATGCCTTTGTATTCGCTGTTCTCCGCACCGCCTTGCATGCTAAAATGTTGCCATTTGGGTTCACCAAACATAAAGTCTGTTTGCACATAACCATTAGCAGGATCGCCATTGATAGGTGTTTTGTGATGTACACTGTCGCCGCTTTTTTTAATATCAGCTTTGTCTACACCTTTTTTCAACAATACCTGTACAAGTGTGTCTTTGTCAATCTTGTTTACATCAACTGCTAGGTCTAGGTCACCTGATGTTTCTTTGCGCCCAGTTGTACCTAACATGTTATCTACTAGACTAAGTCCTGTTAACTGTTCTAACCAACGCACTGTAGGCTCAACATCAGCACGATTGATGCGTTGTGTTAAAGGATTCTTGTCTGCGTCCTTGAAGATATTTCCGCCTTCATTTAGCTTCATGCTGTTGCTAACTCCTGTTGGCGAGCAATAACTAATTTTTTAATTTCTTCCTTTTCTTTTTCAGGTAGAGAGTTAACAAAGTCAGCTAACTTATTAGCATCTACGTTTGGTTTTTCTACAGGAGGTGGAGCTTCAACACCAGTATCTTTAAATGCTTGTGTAGCTACTTCAGCTTCAACACCATTATCTTGCAAAATCTTCATGATGTCTGCACTGTCTGTTGGTTTACCTGCTTTTTCCCATGCTTTGTTTAGTTTATTAGTAGTAACACGAGTTGTCATATTCTTGCCAACTTCTTGTGCTTTAGCCATACCAGCTTTTGCTATTTGACCAGCTTTTGCTTTAATAGCACCAAAGTCTAATTCGTCTAAACGGCTTTCTGTTATATAACTAGCACCAACAAACAATTGACGAACTTGTGCTTCAGACATTTCAACACTTTCGGTATTGCTTTTTACTGCTACGCCTTCTACATCATTTTCTTCTGCGGCTTTTTCTATTGCCGCTTCATCACCTTTAGTTGCTGGAGATCCTGGGCCTGTGCCTGACTCTTTATCCTTAGATACTGCACCAGTAACTGCACCTTGCACACTAGCAGATGTTATGTCAGTCCATTGCTCAATACTATCAAGTAATCCGGTTGTGCCGGTTTCAAGATATTCTTCAACTCCTGGGTTGTTTGCAATATTTTCTTCGGTATACTGTTTGGTCAAATCTCCAAGTTTACTAATAATACCTCGGATATCTTCCATAGCTTGTTTGGAAGAAACTGTTGAATCTCCAATACTATCGCTAGCTACCTTTTGAATAGTATTAAAGTAATCTGTAATTTCAGTTTGTTGGTCTGGTGTTAAGATACCACTGAGTTTGTTTGTATCAAAAACCCAGTCCCTGTATACATTACCTCCTCCAACATCGGCAGATCCATAGTGACTATACACTAGTGTACCCTTTTCACTGAATTCTCCGAGATCTCCATACTGAACATCTTCAACAAAGTCTCCAAATATATCGCCAATAGCTTCAAAAGCCTTACCTGCCAAGAAGCCCATTGCGGCTGCCTTAAGACCTTTACCAATAGCTGTTGAAAGTTTTTCACCTTTAACTAATTCCATACTACCACGTAGTACCTGACCAGCAATAGCACCGCCTAGTGGTCCGCCTGCTATAGAAGCAACTGCTGTTAAAATACCAATAGCAAACGCAGTCTTACCTGGATTCTCTTTAGCATAATTTCCTAGTGCTTCAACACTTTGTAGTACTTTTTGACCGCTTGCGCTGTTTCCTAATTTAGTTTTTAGTGCTTGCTTGCCTTGTTCAAACTTGTTGTCAAATGCTTGTACAGGTGCAGTGTCTTGTAACCAAAGTGCCGCATCTTTAAGCATTTTGCCAGCGGCATCTGTAACATCTTTGCCTTTACCAAGTGCTGTTCTATTAGAACCACTTGCTGTAGCCGCTTTTTCTGCATTGCCAAAAAGTTGTGCAATTTGATCTGATGTCATTGCGGCTTCTGCAATAACTGTTTCTTTCATCAACGGAATAGCAGATGCATAAACACCTTCTACGATACGACGCTGTTCAGCATCCAACCCTTCGCACATATTGTCGAGCAATTTACGACCACGAACGAATTTAGCTTCAATAAGTTTTAGCTGTTCAGTTTGCTTAAAATCATTAATTTTCATATTACGTGGCCTTCTCTATTTTTAGTAGTCTTGCTAGCGCATCTATTGAGGCTTTGTTTGCTGTGCCAATACTTGTCTTAGCACCTTCAAGACGTTTCGGATCAACTGCACCAGCTTGTGCTTGTGCATCTCCTTGTGCTTGTGCATCATCTGCAGGCTTCATTGGTTCGCCGGTATTGTCATCTTTACCGTCTTTGTTAGCATCGACTTGCTTCATCGGTTCACCAGTAGTATCATCTTTACCATCTTTGTTAGCATCAGTCTGCTTTATTGGTTCGCCGGTGTTATCGTCTTTGCCATCTTTGTTAGCATCAACTTGAGGAGTTGTACTACCTGCTTGTGCTTGTCCTGCTTGTGCTTGTCCTGCTTGTGCTTGTCCTGCTGGTGCAGGAGTAGCTGGTGCATCAGGATCTACCTTTTTACCAGTATTTGGATCAACATATGCCGCACCTGCATTAGGATCTCCTGGTATTGGAGACATTGCTGTACCTTGTTTAACAGCGGCAAGATATAATTTAAATGCTAGATCATTTTTGATCTGACCTGATTGCCATTTACCAGTGTTAGATAGTTTTGACCAAGTGCCGCCGTCCCAACGATACATTGCTTCGCCGCCACCTGATTGTTTAATTGAAAATATTGTGCCTTTTGCAACTTTTGTTGCATCAGTATTCTGAGTTGCTTGCATACCAGGTGCAGATTTCTCTTCACCTCCGCCTTGTTTTTCTCCACCTTCA